ATCAAACTTGCGAATTCGTGAAAACGTGAATGTTCAAGTTGGTTATGTGAATGATGACTTCCAAAGAAACATGGTGACAATACTTGCAGAAGCACGTGCGGTTCATTATGTGAAATTGAATGATGTGAATGCATTCGTGAAAGGAACAATTCAAACTGCAATTGTTGCACTTGACCCAGCAATATAATATTGCATTCAAGTAAAAATTAAAAATTAAAAGCATCACAATGAAGACACCAAAAAGACCAAAAAAACCGATTGACATAAAAATTGACACTAAAAATGTTGATGTTGACATCCATCGTGATTCAGAAGGAAATGTCAAAATAGATGTTGACACCAAAAAAGTTGATGCACACTTCACAAAAAATGAAGGTGGTCTGAAATTGGACATCGAAATTGATGATTTGAAGGAATACGAATTTGAATCATTTGGAAATAAACATATGCCGAAAGGAACAATTTGGAAGATTTCTGGTGAATTGCTGAAAATCTTTTTGAAAAGGGGACTTGGAAAACTTAAAAAATAGAAGAAATGTTTTTGACACCACAAGATTTCACTGGAAAATATGAATTGCACACTGGTCTTTATGACCAAACAAAGTTGCAAGACTACATCAACAAATATGAAAAACGATATTTGATTGAATTGTTTGGTGCAACACTTTTTGATGATTTCATTGCAGACCTTGATGTCAACAATGAACCAGAATCACCGAATTTCATTCAGATATTCGATGAATTCCATCAGAATGTGAATTTGTACCATTTATTGCTTTCAGAAGGAATTCTTGAAATGTTAAAAGGTTTCATTTATTTTGAGTATTCAAAAGACCAGATGAACCAACAAACACCATTTGGAAATGTTTCACAACTATCTGAAAATTCAAAGAAGGTCACAACTTTGAATTCCATGATGTTCACACGTTACAATGAAGCCGTCAAGACATACAATGCAATACGTGATTTCATGATTTTGAATTCAACATTGCATTTTGGTCAAGTTATATACATAATGCAAGAATCAATCGGTTCTGGTTATGTGACTTCAAACAATGTTCAGGTGAATCAAATTGGAATGACAAGTGACATGACAGTGACTTCAATTGGAACTGGTTATGTGAATGCATCCAATGTTCCAACACTTGGTGGAAATGGAATCGGTTTAACCTTAAACATCATTCAAGATGGTTTTGGTGGAATTGATTCTTTCACAATTGCAAGTGCTGGTTCTGGTTATGCAGTGGATGACATCATCACTGTTGATGCTGGTGGTCAAGATGCAACACTTCTTGTCACCAATGTCATCAATTCATCAGTTGGATCAGGTTTCACACTTGATTTTATTGCAAATGGAATTGATGGTTGCAACACATTCACACCAATCAGTGCTGGAAGTGGTTATGTCACAACATTGAATGTTCCAACATTTGGTGGTTCTGGAAGTGATTTGACAGTGAATGTCATTCAAGATGGTGTTGGTGGTGTTTTATCAATGACAATTGCACAAACTGGTTTTGGTTATTTAGTTGGTGAAACAATCACAATCAATGGTGGAAATTCAGATGCAACATTTCAGATTGACACTTTGACAAATGGTGAAGTCACTTCAATCGTGGTCAATGAAGATGGAATTGACTATCTTGTCAATGAAGAATTCATCATTGATGGTGGTGACAATAACTGCAAAGTGAAACTTGTGAAAGTTGGTGCTGGTGATTTTAGGAAATTCAATGGAATTCGAAAACTTTTTGCTTACTGGATATGAATCAAGACCTTTCAAATATAATTCACCAAATTGTTTTGGACATTGACAACACCATCGAAGGAAAATTTGATGTTGTGTTGAATCGAACCAATGTTTGTCAAACAAAATGGATTCGAAAAGGAAAGAAGGTCACTGATTCTTCTGGCAATGAATATGTGGTCATTGATTTTTCAATTGATGAATGGATTGTTGCAACACCAGTTGTTCCATCAAATCCACCATTGGAAGGAATCATCACAATTGGTGTTCCTTACTTCATTACTGGAACAAAAATGTCTGCAAATCGTGAATGGACAATTGTCACCAATGATGTCACTGCAAAAACACCGATTGTTTGGTATTTGGATTTCATCAGATTTAAGCAATTTGGAAGGGAATCAACAATTGATTTTGAATCAGAACTTCGAATCTTCTTCCTTGATGAAACAGATGTTCGAAACTACTATACACAAGACCATCGTGACAATGTTGTCCAACCGATGACCGAACTTGTGGATGGTTTTATTGGCTCTATTCATGCAAATCGTATTTTTAAACGAATTGAAGACTTCGAAATTTTGACATTTTCAAGATTTGGTGTTGAAAAAGAAAATGGAATGTTTCAAAGCATTCTTGATGCTGACTTATCTGGTGTTGAACTACGTTTGACACTTGTGAAGTATAAAGAAAATTGCAAATGTTGATTTATCATGGTGGTGAATCAAAAAAATAACTTTAAAAAACAAAAAAAATGTCTTTAGGATGTAATTGTAATTCTGGTTTGTCCAATACTGGAAGACCAAATTGTGTTCCGATTCAGTCGGTCACTTCAAAATTGATTCTTGTTCCATTAAAAGCAAATGATGGTTCATTGAATGCGATTGATTTATCTGCACCAATTCCAGTTTGGAATGATTTGGTGAACGAATTGGATGCATCCAAAAGATGGTTTCCACTTCCAGCTTTCGAAAATGTTGAACTTGCAAAAGCAGACACAACATTTGAAGAAGCAAATTCAGGAAGAATGGTCTTCATTCGTCAAGGAAAGCGTTCTTTCGCTGGTGAATTATGGTCAGAAGATTCTTCACCAACACTTCTTGGAAAAATGCAAAACAACCGATGTGTTGATTTTGGTGTGTACATCGTTGATGTGAACGGAAATCTTGTTGGTTCAAAAGTGAATGGTTTCTTGTTCCCTATTCCAGTGGACAATCCTTCATTTGACCCGAAGTATATGTTTGCAACTGACACAACAACTTCAAAAATCATGGTTGCATTCGATTTTGACCGATTATTCGATGAAAGTACAATGTACATGGTGACACCATCAGAAGCTGGAATCAATTTCAATGATTTGGAAGGTCTTGTTGATGTTAATGCAATCAATACAGTTGAAACATTGACTGACATCACATTTGATGCAGTGCTTGACTATGGAACTGCATACAATCCAATCAAATTCATTGGTGCAGTGACTGCGGACTTCCAATTGTCAGATGCTGGTGGTGTGTTGACACCAATTTCAGTTGTGGAAAATGTTGATGGAAACTATACTTTGTCATATGCATTTACACTTTCAACTGATTACACAATCACAATCATCAAAACTGGTTTCACTGGTTCATATTCTTGGACTGCTTAATTCTTGAAAAATGGCAAAGAAAAAACCAACACTGATGATTCCTTTCAATGAAGAAGGAATGCGAACATTCAAGGATGTCAAAAGTGCGATTAATTACTTCAAACTGAATGGAAATTTTCCACAAAGAAGAATTGTTGCATTGTTTCAATCAACTTTTCAAATTGTTTCAGGAAAATATTCAGTGAACGTGATTGATTTGCAAAAGATGGATTCTGAAAATTTGAAAATGTTTTTGATTAAAACTTTCAAAGTAAAAAACAATGAAAAATTCGAAAGAACATTTCAACTTTTTGACAAAGAAATGTTAAAATGGAAGAACAAATTTAAAGTTCAAGACATCAAACAAGAACCAGTCAAATCAGAATCATGACTTGATTGAAGAATGAAATGAAGAAAAGGGAATGCAGAAATGTGTTCCCTTTTTTAGTAACTTTGTGAAATGGATTTGATGAAGACAGAACTTGGTGCAGTTTTGAACAAATTTCGAGCAATTCGAACACAAGATGTTTGGCACAAAGTTTTTCAGGACAAGTCCTTGTCAAACATGATTCTTGAAATGATTCAACAAGACCAGTTGTTCAAAGAAGGTGTTGATGAAGATGGTGACATCATTGGATTGTATTCTGAATGGACTGAAATGTTGAATCCAGAAAAGGTTGCTGGAACACCTTACACACTTTTTGACACTGGTGAATTTTACAAATCAATGCGAATTGTGGTTCTGAATGATTCATTTGTTGTCGAAGCACAACCAATCAAAATTGATGAAGATGGAGAAAAAACCAACCTTTTTGAAAAATATGGTGAAGGAATTATCGGACTTACTGATGAAAACAAAGAAAAACTTGCAATTGAAATCAAGAAAAGATTCATCGATGAAGTCAATAAATTACTACAATAACATTGAAGAACTTCCATTGTTCAACTGGATAAAATGCACAAATGGTCAAATTAAGTTTGTCAGAAAGGATTTGAAGCATGGAAATCATCTTCTTGATGAAATACACTTTGAAGAAATTTTCGATTCTTATATCAAAGAATTTGGTCTTTCTGAAACGTACATCAAACTTTTAAAGACCATGCATAAAAAAACACTTCTTGAACTTGATTTTGTCTTGACAAGAAACCGTTTTAAATTGACAGAAGTTGAAATGCAAATTGCAAAACTTGAAAGCATGGTCAACAATAACAAAAATGGAATGACCATTGAACAAACACTTGTTCATTTGTCTAAATGGATGAACCACTGGATTGATTCAAAAAAAATCACTACACGTGAATATTTTGACATGATGAAAGAATTCGAAAAAAGTTTAAAAACTGCAAAATAAAAAAAGATGAAGAAAATTGGAATTGATGACATATTCAAGGAAATAGATATTTTCAAAACGATTCGTGAAAGTGCTGAAAAAACCATCACAACATTGGAATCAATGAATCGTGAAGTCATGACAACTGCTGAAACATTGAAGAAAGCAGTTGGTGGTGCAAAGTTTGATTCATCAAAATCAATCAATGAACTTAACAAAGCACAAGCAGAATCGAATAAATTGATGAAAGAAGCAATTTCGATTGAAACATTGAAATCCAAAGCAAACCAGCAGTTGACAAAATCAACACAAGAAATTGAAAAGTTGGAAGCACTTCATGCAAAAAGACTTCAAGAATCAGCAAAAGCACAACAACAAGCGAACAAAGCAGAAACTGAAAGCGTCAAAACAAAACGTGAACAAGCAAAATTGACACGTGAACTTGAACGTGCAGAAGCAATCAAGAACAAAGAAATTGCCAGATCAGAAGCACTTGCAAAAAAAGAAGCATCTGCATACAATCAACTTGTGGTCAAAACACGTGAATTGAAGAATGCATCAAAAGAACTTGCATCACAAATGATTGCACTTGAAATTGCTGGAAAGAAAAACACTGATGAATATACAAAACTTGCATCAAAATACAGTCAAGTTACAAAACAAGCACAACTTGCAGATGCACAATTGAAGAAAATTGATTCATCAGTTGGTGACAATTTCAGAAATGTCGGAAATTACACTGGTGCAGTTGACAAATTGAAGAATGGACTTGGTCAACTTGGTCTTGCTTTTGGTGTTGGTTCTGTCATTCAAAGTGGTGCAAAAGCACTGATTGATTTCAATCAACAAGTCGCTGACCTTCAAGCAATCACTGGTGCTGGTGGTCAAGACCTTGAATTTTATGCTGAACAAGCAAACAAACTTGGAATCAATGTGGAAGGTGGTGCAAGTGCAGTTGTCGAAGCATACAAATTGATTGGTTCTGCAAAACCTGAACTTCTTGAAAATGCAAAAGCACTTGATGCAGTGACACAATCTGCAATCACTTTGTCACAAGCATCTGGAATGACACTTCCAGAATCTGCAACTGCATTGACCGATGCAATGAATCAGTTTGGTGCAAGTGCTGATGAAGCAGACAAATTCGTGAATGTTCTTGCAAATGGTGCGAAATTCGGTTCTGCTGAAATTCCACAAATTACAGAAGCACTTTTGAAGTTTGGTGCAGTCGCAAAATCAACTGGAACATCAGTCGAAGAATCCACTGCAATGATTGAACTTCTTGCAGAAAAAGGTCTAAAAGGCGCAGAAGCTGGAACTGCACTTCGAAATGTGATGCTGAAACTATCTGCACCAGATGCACTTCCAAAAGAAGCACAACAAAGACTTGAAGCACTTGGAATTTCAATGACTGAACTTGCAAATCCAGCATTGTCAATGACTGAAAAGTTGAAAATGTTGTCACCATTAATGAAAGACAATGGTGCATTGATGAAAGTATTTGGAACTGAAAATGCAACATCTGCACTTTCATTGATTCAAAACACTGAAAGAATTGATGAATTGACTGCATCAATGAACACACAAGGAACTGCAACTGAACAAGCGAAGCAAAGAACCAACACACTTGGTCATGCAATGATGGAATTGAAGAATGCATTCTTTGGTTTATTCACTGAAATGGGTTCTGGTGGTGGTGCAATGCAAGGTTTAATTGATGGATTGAAATTTGTTGCATCAAATCTTGGAACAATCATGTCAATTGTTGTCAAATCAGTCAAAGTTTGGTTGGTTTACAAAGCCACTTTGAAAGCAATTGAAGCACAACAATGGATTGCAAACGGTGGATTCAAAGCAGTTGGTCAAACATTATTGAAGAACATTCCAATGACACGTGCATATCGTTTGGAACAAATTCAACTTGCAAGAACACAACGTGATGTTGGAACAAGTGCAACTGCATCTGGAAGTGCAATGTCAGGTGCTGGAAAAGCAATGTTAGCAGTTGGATGGACTGTCATCATCGGACTTCTTTCAGAAGTTGTGACTGAATTTTACAATATTGTTTCAGGTGCAGAAGATGCAAAACGTGCAATGGATTCATACAACAAAGCAGTTAAAAGTGGTCAAGAATTTGGTTCAGATTTGGTGAACCAAATCAAAACAAAATTTGAAGATGATAAACGAAATCTTGATTTGCAACTTGCAACTAAAAAAATAACAAAAGAAAGATATAATCAAGAATTGAAGTCAATTGCAGATGTACAAAAATCACGTATAAAATTCGAAATTGCAGTCGAAAATGATGAAAAAAAGATTGCAAAAGCAAAGATGGAAAGAATGCAAAAGCAATATGAACTTGCAAAAGAAACGAATGCACTTTTCCGTTCAGATGCTGAATTGCGAACAATTGTAAAATATGAAGCACTGAAAAATGAAATCAGTCAATCAAACATTGTATTGACCGAATTAAATGCACTGAACAAAGAAATCGAAGATTCAGCAACACAAGAAATCATTGACAAAGCAACAAGTGCAACAATCAATCATACAAATGCAACAAAAGGTGACACAAAAGCACAAAAAGAATTCAAAACTTCACTTTCAGAAGTCAATGATTATCTTCAAGAATCAGTCAATTTGATGCAAGACCTTGAAGAAATTTATCAGAATAGGTCAATTGAAGACATGACAAAAGAAATTGATGCACTGATTGAAAAAGGAAAAGCACAAGCAGAAAGTGGAAATGTGGTCATGGGTGTGACATTGACAGATGCAACTTCACCAGAACAACAAGATGCAGTTGACAAAGCGAATCTTGAAGCATTGAATCTTGCGAACACTGAATTGAATGCAAAAATTGAAGAAAGGTTTGCACTTGAAGCAAAAATTCTTGAACAAAGAAGAAAGTTTGAAGTTGAACAATTGATTCTTGCAAATCAAATCACACAAGAAGAAGAACTGAACAAACTGAAAGCAGAAAGAATTGAACTTCTTGCACAAGAAAAAATTTCAGATGAAGCAAAAGCAAAAATCGAAGCAGATTACAAAGCAAAAGTTGCACAACTTGACATTGAAAATGCTGAACGTGATGAAGATTTGCGATTGAAGACACTTATTCTTGATGAAAAACTACTTGATGACCAAACAAAATTGGAAGATGACAAAGTGAAAATGAAAACTGAATCAAATCAAAGAATTTTGGAATCAAGAAAAAACTATAATAAAGAAGAATCAGAAGAACAATCAAAATCAGATGCAGATGAAATAAAAAAAGAAGCAGAAAAACAAAAAACAATTCAATCTTTAATCAAGGCAACTGCTGACTATTTCATCAAGAAATCAGAAGAAAAAATTGCACAACTTGACAAAGAAATTGCAAGTGCTGAAAAAACACAAACATTGCTTGAAGACCTTGCAAAGAATGGAAACATCACTGCACAACAATCACTTGCAGAAAATCAAAAAATAATTGATGAAGCAAACAAGAAAAAGGAAAAAGAACAAAAGCGAATTCAAAAAATCAAACTTGCTGAAACTGCATTGACAACTTATTCGCAAAAAGTTGAATCTGGTTCAAAAACACCACTTGCAGACACCATTAAAGACATTGCACTTCTTCAAACATTCATTGCAACAATTCCAGCTTTTGAAGATGGTATTGAAGACACTGGAAAGAATGGTCATGGTGTTGATGGAAAAGGTGGTTTTCATGCAATCCTTCATCCAAATGAACGTGTTGTTCCCAAACATTTGAATCAACAAATCGGTTCAATGTCAAATGAAGAACTTGCAAAACTTGCAACTGAATCAAGATCAGGAAATCTGATGAAAGGTGACTTTCAAAGTGCATCTGCACTTGACACTGCACTTCTTGCAAACAAGATTGATTTGTTGACTGAAACAATAAAAAACAAACCAGAAACGAACATTGAACTTGGTGAAATTACACAATCAATGATGGAAATCGTGAAGACAACAAAAACTGGCAACACCAAAATATATAACAGATACAAAATCAGACCATGAAACACTTTTTGAATGACATCGAAATTTCACCACGAAATAGAACAGACATCGGAATTGTTTCTGATTTCACTGGAAATCCAGAAGTGCTGAACTTGACAACTGACAACATCATTCTTCCACGTGAAGGAAATGACATCATCAGAAATCATATTCAATCGCAAGGTCTTTTTGAAGGTGTTCCATACAGAATTGAACTTGATGGTGGTGTTGTCCTTAACTATTATGTTGACCTTCTTGATTCATCCACGAAATTCAAGAATTTTGAATGTGAAGTTGCATTGAAGAAAAGAAAAGGTGAAGACGATTTCTTTGACAAAGCATCCGGTGCAACATTCGAATGGTTTCTTGCAAAAGGTGTTGATTACAATTTAGAATCAATTCCTTATGTGGTTGTGACACAAAATCAAGTGGAACAAGCAATTTCATTGTTGATTTCACTTTATGTCATGGGAAGGGAATTGATTTTTGCTGGTCAAGAAGTGGTTGCTGGTGTTGCTGAAATAATACAAGCGACAACACCATCTGTTGGTGCTGGTGTTGTCATTGACACTGGTGACGTAATTGTTGCAGTTTTGAAAGCACTTGCAAGAATTGCATATTTTGCACTTATTTTGGTGCTTGTTATTGATTTTGCAACACAACTTTTCATGTTGATGTTTCCACCGATTCGTTATTTTTTTGGATGCAAATTCAAAGAATTGATGACAAAATCATGTCAACATCTTGGTTTCACTTTTGAATCATCATTGCTTGATTCAGAACCAAATTGGACAATTCTTCCAGTTCCATTGGTAAAAAATAGACAATCAATTTTTGATTTTGAACCAGCATTTTTGAATAATGCATTCACCAAAGGTGTTCCATCTTCATCCGACACAACACCAACACTGCAATCATTTATTGAAGGAATGCAAACCATGTTCAATGGTCAAATCAAAGTCAACAATGGTGTTGTTCGTTTTGAAAGACGAGATTATTGGATGAACTTGACAACAAATCAATTGATTCCAGCACTTTCACTTCAATCAGAACGTGATGATGAATTTCAATACAACACTGATGAAGTTTGGAAAAGATATTATATTCATTATCAGACTGATTTCACCGAATTCCATTCAGTTGATGGTGTACTTTATGACATCCACAACTGCGAATTTTCAACTGAACCAACATCATTCATCAATCAAGATCTGGTTTCCATTAAAGGTCTTCAAGATGTCAACATTCCATTTGCACTTGGTGCAAGGAAAGAAAAATTGAATTGGTTGGAAGAAATTGCAAAAAATCTTGCAAGAGCAATTGATTCAGTGACTGGTGTTTTTGGTGGTGGAACAAACTATGAAGCACAAATTGGTGACCGAAAGAATCTTTTGATGATTTCACAACAATTCTTTGCAACAACAAAAGTCTTGTGGACAATCAATGGAAGACAACCAATCAGTTTCAAAGACAAAGTCAGTGCAATTCAGTTGTGGAAAAAATATCATTATATCAATCAAATTCAAGAAAATGATTGGATTCTGAAAAATGATGTTCGAATTCGAATGACATCACAAGATTTCGTAACTTTGCAAGACAACAATTTTGCAATAATTGATGGACTTATGTGTGAAATATTAAATTGCGAATGGATTGATGAAAAATCCTTTGCAAAAATCACATATAAACAACGAAATCAATATTCAAGTGGAAAAGTTTACACATTACAAATCAATTCATGATGAAAAAAAATGAAACTTTGAAAATGATTGAAGGATTGACAAAGAATCTGGAAGGTTTGATGGAATTTCAAAAGAAAGCAATTCAACAAATTCCAAATGAACACATCAATTTGAAAATAAAAGCAACAAATGACATCGAATCATTGATGGAATCAGTGAAAAATGGTGAACTTGAAAAAATAATCGAAATACAAAAAAGATATGCCAGTTCAAATAGTTAGTCAATCATTCACTGACATTTTCGGAAATGTTCAACCTTTTTATCAATGTGATGCTGGTGACTTTATACGTGCATCAATTGTTGTAAAATCATCAATTTCTGCATCAACTGCAACTGCTGGAACATCATTTGTTTTGAATCCAATTGACAACATTGTCACTGCATCTGGTTCAATCAATTGGTTGACAGAAGGATTTCGAATCGGTGACTTTGTTCAATTTGGAAAATTCACTGCTGGTGGTTCTGTCATTACTTCATGGATAACACAAGTCACAAATGTGACTGCAACTGATTTGGATGTCAATTCAATTCCAACATGGATTGCAGTCGGTTCAGGTGAAATCATTCAGGTGACTTCATTGAATGTCACGTATGGTCAAAAAAGAAGTTCAGTTGTCATTGACATGAATCATGTTCAAAACGGTTCTTCTGGAAGTTCTTTTTCATTGATTGATGGTGAACAAACCAGATTCACTTTTGACTTGACAACTGCAACAACAACACCACAACCAGCAATTCAAATTGGAAACAAATCTGGACAATTCAGTTCTGCTTTGACAATCACTGATGTGACACAAACATTCACTGGTGTTCCACCATCTTCATCAAATGTTTTGTATTATCGAATTGATTTCAAAATAATTCAATCAGGAATTTATGAATCTTCATTTTTTGATTTTGGAAATTGCTTGAAATTCAATGCAAATTTTCATTTTCAAAGAATTCTTGGTGAACCATCAAACAACTTTTTGTTGCAATACAATGAAGATGCAGACACTGGATGGTTTAATGAAGGATTCAATTCTGAAATTCCAGATGCAATTCTTGTTCAAGGTGTTCCAGAACTTGCATTCGATTCACCAACAACATTTGAAGTTGTCATTGATTCTTCTTCTTCATCTTATGGAATTGGTGCATCTTACATTCCAGACAATGAAGCATACTACAAAAATAAATTGGAAAGTCAGTCTAAACTTGGAATGACAATTCAAACATTGGTTCTTCCATTGTTGACACCAATTTCATCAATTTCAAATCCAATTGGTGCTGGTTATTCTTTGGAAATCACATCGGTGGTTGTTGTTGGAACAATTTACACAATTGAAGTTGTATTCACACCAAATCCAGCTTTCAACACATTCATGGATTCTTGCGATGAAGGTGACCGATTATTCAGATTGTGGTTCAAATTTGGAAATGTCAATTTGTTGGTTTATAATGACCAAATGATTTCAAATCCACCAATCGGTGGAAAATTAGACATGGTTGTTTCAACATATCTTGACCATTCAGAAAACGTCACTGATTCATCAGATGTTGTTGCTGGATATTCAGCAGACATTGAAGATGACCTTGCTTATATTGGAAAATTCAGACTTCCATTGAATGACAATTCAGTTGAATCATTTACTGCAAGAATTGAAGCATTGAACACTGTCACTGGTGAATCATTTACATTGCAAAATGTATTTTTTGACATTGCATCAATTCCATTCGTTGGTGGAAAATATATCTTGAATCAATCACAAGCAGTCATCACAACACTTCCAAACACATCAGTGAAAAGGAATGCACTTTTGGTTCTTGATTCATCAATTGACCAGATCAGTGAATATGGTGTGAAAATTTATTTTCCTTTCTTATATAGATGGGAATACTGGTTGCAACAATTGAATGCAGATTCAGACTTTTATCCAAATGACCAAACAAAAAATTGGTTTCCTTATGGAAGTACAACTGATTGGTCATTGAATCTTCATCTTGAACTTGTTCGTGGTGGTCTTGCATACATTTTTGATGACATAATTGACTTGAAAAATTACAATGCAAACAAAAGCATCAATTCAAACATTGAACTTTTTATTGATTCCACAAATCAAAATGTTGGAATTGTCACAGAAGGTCTT